AAACAAAAATTATATAAACAAAAATTATATAAACAAAAATTATATAAACAAAAATTATATAAACAAAAATTATATAAACAAAAATTATATAAACAAAAATTATATAAACAAAATGTAAAGGTTTTGGCTCTTAGCTCTACAGAACCTTTTTTTAAAAAGGTGGATTAAAAAGGTGGTCTATTTCCAGAAATTTTTTGCATATCTGCTTCCCTTTCTTCTTGCATTTTTTTCATTCTAGCTTCCATTTCTTGATTAGAATCTTGCTCTGCCATTTTTTTTGCACCACGAATAGTAGTGTTTTGTTCTTCTTGGTTTTCATGTTGCGATATTTGACCACTAAATGCTGTATTTAAATCTACATAATTATGCATTTGTCTCATACCTCCATTTCCTTTTGCTTCTAAATCTTCTGGCGCCTGATCTAAAAAACTATATTGATCAGACACGATATTATTAAATCCTCCACCAAAAGAAAATGCCATTGGTTCCATATTATTTTGTGTAGCTTGCTTAACTTCTACTTGTTGTTGCGGTTTCAAATGTTGTAAAATTTGGTCACCATATAAAACTTGATATCCTTGATTTAACAACAATAATGCTGGTACACGTGTAATATTTTCAGGTAAGATTATTTTTTGTCCATTTTCTAAAACAATATAAGTTTTGTTATTTTCATCCTTAACTCTTTTATCAATGCAAATAAAATGAATATCTTTTTGAACATTAGATTTGGAGAGAAGTTGTAAATATTTTGTAGAAACTTCGCAATATTTGCTATAGTATAAAATGCAGCTCATAATATATAATTAGTTAATTCAAAAACATATTTAACTCAACAACTTTTTTCAAAAGGTTGTGCCAAAAACCCCGCTATTTTTGATACTTTAGTTTTTCTAAATATATTTCCCTTTTAACAAAATATGTAAAGTGTTTAGTTTTGGCTCCACCTTTTTCAAAAGCTAGAAAAAAATTGATTTAAATTAATAATTTAAATATTAAATTACAATATATATAATGAATCCACACATAGAATCAATTGATACCGAGGATGATACTATTGGCTTCACACTTAGTGGTGTAAATGTTAGCTTAGCAAATGCTTTACGTCGAACTCTCTTGTCTGACATTCCAATGGTTGTATTTAGAACAACACCAAATAATCAAAATAAATGTATTATTAATGCTAATACTAGTCGTCTTAATAATGAAATCATAAAACAGCGTCTAAGTTGCATCCCTATTCACATAAAAAATGTCGATGATTTTCCATTAAAGAACTATTTAATGGAAGTCAATGTAGAAAACAATACTGATAATGTAATTTATGTTACTACAGAGAATTTTAACATTAAAGATCTTGCCACTGGAAAGAATTTGTCTCAAGATAGAGTCCGTGAAATTTTCCCACCTGATGACACTACTGGATATTATATTGATTTTGTTCGTTTAAGACCACGTATTTCGGATGAAATACCAGGCGAGAAATTACAATTAACATGTGAATTCGATATCGGGTCAGCAAAAGAAGATGGTATGTTTAATGCAGTGTCCACTTGCTCTTATGGTAATACAATTGATACTGCTCTTCAAGAAGCTGAATTAGCAAAGAATATGCAAACTTGGAAGGATCAAGGAAAAAATGAAGATCAAGTTAAATTTGAGGCAGATAATTGGAAACTGCTTGAAGGAAAACGTATTTTCAAGAAAGATAGTTTTGATTTTGTGGTACAAAGTGTTGGTGTATATACAAATGATGAGCTGTTAAATGCAGGATGTAAAATAATTATTGAACATTTAGGTAATATAGATACAATTATTGAAAAAGATGAATTAGAAATTAAAAATGCAGAAAGTACAATAGCAAATTGTTTTGATATTATTCTAGAAAATGAAGATTATACAATTGGTAAAGTTTTAGAATACTGCATGTATTCCAAGTTTTATGAAAAAAATGTATTAACCTTTTGTGGATTTAAAAAGTTGCATCCTCATGACACATATAGTACTATTCGTGTTGCCTATACAGAAGCAGTAGAGAAGTCAACAATAAAAGGCAATTTAAAAGAGTGTATTGCCGACTCAATTGAGGTATTTATGAAAATGAAGAAAGACTTCTTAACCACCTTTCGTAAAGGTTCTAAGTGAAGCTAAGAGCCAAATCCACTTTTTAAAAAAGTGTAGCAAAAATATAAATGGAAAAAAAAATATTATTTAATATTTAATAATAATAATATTTTTTTATACCGCACAGCATGTATATGACTTGCCAGCAATTGGGTTTCCAACACAACCTTGCCCCTCTTGATAGCTGCATACTCCATCAACAAAATAATAATTAGATGTACCTAATTGTGCAGCACAATAATTGCACATCCATGCGCAACCGGTTCCAGAAGTCACACTAAATTCAACACATTGACTAGAAACTAGTTTATAAGAGTTATCACATGACTCGTCACATTTAGCAAAAGCAAGTATACTAAGTAAAAAACCAAAAAATCTCATTGTAAATATACTATAATAAGTATTTTAAGTTATTATTTTTAAAAACTATTTCTATAAATTTATTTAAACTATTTATTAAACTATTTATTAAACTATTTATATTTTTTTATTTCAAATATTCGCATCAGCAGCAATTGTATCAACATTACGTTTTCTCATCTGAAAATTCAAGCAAAACATTAATAAAGATGAATGCATTTCATTTACATATTTTTGGACAATTGTACTATTTATAAATAACTTCTTTTCTTTTAAATCAGTCAAATATATTTGATGAATATTAAACATATGAGTCTTATATTGGTCAGGATATTCCTTTAATGGCTTCTCCCTTTTAATATAACATGCCTTGTAATTATCAAACAATGTATTTGTAAATAAATGTACTTGATCTCTAAACCCAGAAAAGTGATTCTTATTTTCTGGGTAAAATTTTAGAAATTCACTTACTTTTCCTTCTTTTCTTAGACACAAATATTGATATTGCAACTTTGGTTGATTTCCGCGCAAACGTCGGACTTGTTCATATACAGGATTTCTAATCTTAGTACGTTCTCCAGTAGCTCGGTTATGAAGCATAATACCAACAATATTATAAGATGTGTTCATAGATGCATATTTTTCAATTAATTCCGCATATGTATCAAACTTATATATTTCAGGAAATTTAATTGTTACATTTCCTAGTTCAAAACTTGGTTTCATTATTTGAGAATCATATACATGCACAAAAATATTGGTATCTGTATGCTCAACTGCATAAACTGAAATTAAATATAATTCAGGCTTCTTAAATGGTACTACAATTCGATTTTCGGGATGTTGAAGAACGAAACTATAACAATACATAGGATTCAACATATGTAAATGGAAATTATGTTCGGATGCTGCTTCTAAAAACATATCTCTGAATGATTTTCCTTTGTTTCCTTTTGTTTCTTTGAAAAAGCTGGATGTTGCACCAGGAGTATTTCTAGTTGCAATTTCCCAGCTACCTGTTAAACCAACTGAAGGATCCCAAAATACGTTTATCATTGTGCCTTCTACAAATTCTTCTGCTACAACTTCATTAGATGTCTCATTATAACTCTGAATAAATATATCACTTGGAATAGATTTAGGAGGAGCAAATGAGACCACTTTATTTTGACTATTTGCAATAACTGCTCGACAAAGACCATAAGTTGGAATCAAGTCGCACACTAGAAAATTTTTGTCATATCTAATAACACTATATGTAGCATTATTAGATGTTCTGCATTCAACCTTGTTTAATTTTAGTATGTTTGAAGAATCATCATTTGTACCAGATAACATACTCATAAATCCAGGGACTGCATTCAAATCATAGCGAATAGTAGTCATTTATCAATATGTATAATTACCAATTTGTCTTTAAACTATATTTATATATTGATTTTTACTTAAGCATAAAAATTTCTATTATTAATATAGAAACAAATGTCAAATAATTCTGATAGCGATTCTGAATCTGAAAATACACTACTTGATAATGAAAATACACTATCTGATAATGAAAATTCGGAAAACAAAATAGAATTACAATTAGGTGATGTTATAGAAATACAAAATCCAATAAATGAACAATTAAATAATAAAACGTTTATTATTGATTACATTGATTCAACAAAAATGATATTGACAGATACAAATACTCTTAATACAATTCGTATAGGAATATCACCTGAAGGAATTATGGGTGATGGTAATATTACTCATATTGCAATTATTAGTCGCAATGATTCTCGTAGTTATGCTGAGCAAAATGGTCTTTTACCTGGAATATGGATTAATATTTATTTTGGAGGTGAATTTCCTGTTATTATTACAGGACAAATAACAAATTTAGAAAATGATATGATTGAGATTAAAAGCATAGATGGTGATACTATGTATTTGAATTTTGATTACAAGGGTTTACCAGAAGATTTACCTATTGAGTTAATAGAAATTAGAGAGGAACCAATAACATTAGAAGAACCAGTCGAAGAAGAGGAACCACTAACAGAACCACTCGAAGAACCACTAAAGTTAGAACCAGAAGAAGAGTTTGTTATACCAGATCTAGAAAAAGAAAAGAAGGTTATGCAATATAATTTACCTATTCAAAATGTGAAAGACCAATTGAGAGAATTCATTATTAAAGCAGATCAAATTCAATTTGGTGAAGAAGAACTAGGACCTATTATTCAATATGTGGATGTATCTGCAAAAAGTCAAAGATATAGTTTAGAGACACAAGTAAGTGATTTATTGGATGAACTTCTCTCTACAATTCCAAGTACACAAAGGACAACAAGGGTACTTAACAATATACACATTATGATTGAAAGGTTTAAACAATTGAGATCAAATTTTTCAAATTATGACAAATATGGTAACGTAGAGTCAGCAATTGTAAAGGAAGCTAGTTATAAACCATTACTCGAATATTTTAATAATTTTAATAAAAATTTATATTGGATTTTACCTGTTGTAAAAAATGTCAAAAAAGTATATGATGCAGAGCATATTGATGAAGATAATAATGATATTGAAAATATAACACTATTTACTGATCTTGAAAATATACATGAATTAATTGAAAATTATAAATCCAATAATTTGCCTGCTGATCAAAATAAGTATTCCGCATTATATTCTGAAATGGAACCTTATTTAACACCATTTGCAAGTATATCAGAGGAATCTATGAACGATGTGTTGATTGAAAAGGCAGTGAATACAAATGTGAATACAATTATTGATAATTTGACAGAAATGTATTCATCTATTTTTTCAAGTAATGCAGTTAGAAGTAGAAGGTTCGTAATTACAAAATACAATTTAGCTAATAGTAAATTAGATACAATAGATTCTAATGGTGCTAATCTTGTAACAATAAGAACAAATATAAGCAATAATGACATTATGTCAATAAAATCTCTTATAACACTTCCTGAACCGGTTATACGTTTTTCCAAAATTAATTTACCAGGCACTACTATTTTAGATAAGGCAAATTTAAATCTTTTATTTTTAAATTATTGGGAACTTTTAAAGAAAAAAACTCATGTAAACAATATTTTTATAGATAACTTGGAAACAAATATTGGATTTAATGAGCAAAATTTTGTAGATAGTATTAAAAACTATGTATTAAATTTGAGTTATGATGATATTAAAGGTATGACAAAAGCTGAAATTTACGAGAAATTTGTCAAAATGATTATACCAAAGACCAAAGTATTATTCAACTTAATGAAAAAATATATAAATGGAAAACTATCAATTGTTGACGTGGTTTCTTATTTGGAACCATTTTTAGTCTATTCTGATGATCTAACATATATGCAATATAATGAAATAACCAATTTTATAGATGATAAAATTTCTGAATACAATAAGAAATTTATTGAACGATCACGTTTATTTAAAACTATTGGTACACTCAAGTCAAGTCAGTTAATATTTAGTTCAGTTTTTTCTATTATTGATATACTTGACAAAAATCTACGCAATGAAGTTTTCAGTGAAGGTTATGGTATGATTGAACCAGAAAAAACTTTTACAAACTCTGAAATTTTACGCAAGTTGACAATAAAAGATTATACAAAATTATATACTACCGCTATTTCTCTGCAAAATGCGCCTTTAATGTTTCCCAGTGAATTTTCATCTCTTTTTGAAGAAGAAAAAAAATTAAAGGATGAAAAGATTAAAAACCAAAAGGATGACAAATGCAAGACCATTATTGTGACCAAATATTATGAATCCGTTTCCGCATTAGAAGATGATAATGATAAAATGATTTATTTTGATAAGAAATACGATAAAACAAATTATGGTATACTAGAAGAAAATTATCAAAAAGAATTAATGACATTGTCTGCAGAAGATTTAAAGAACCATATTATGAAAGATCAAATGAGTAAAAACAGAATGTCGGAATCTGATGCGGATTATTTGTCAAATACAATAATAGATGGTCATAAAAGAGTTTTAGATGGTCAATATGCAATACTATATAAAGGGTATAGTCAATTAAGTTCAGATGAAGTTGATTTTTATGTAAGAAAAAATAATAAATGGATACTTGATAAAGATGCAAATCAAGGAGAAATGAATACAGATGAGTCACAAATATTATGTGATATACAAAATCAATGTATCAATATACCTGGTAAAGTAGATGATAAATGTGAAAGCATGCAAACAAATGAGTTAGAGTTGCAAACAAATTTATTAAAAGATGTTGTAAATGAATTTGATAATAAATATAAAATAACAAAAGAAGAGTACCAGAAAAATATTCAGGGACGTTTCAATTATTTTCTAACTATTATTTCAGCATTGAATAATATTGAGACTACTAATATGCTAAAATATAATAACCAAAAATATAAATTAGGTGCCAATATCGAAGATAATGTAAATGTGCAATCTATTTCACCATATACACAAATTTTAGATATGATATTAGGACAAGGTGACTTTGTAAAAAAACAGCATGATATCATTAAATTTACAAATCTGTATCTTAGAGAAGCAGATAATAAGTTAATATCAGAAGATACTCATTGGATGTATTGTGTAAAAACAAGTGTTAAGTTGATGCCTGCTTGGAAATTCAATTTGGCTAATGCTTATATAGTAGAAGGTTCTGATGGTTATATAGATTATCTAGAGAAAGTCAAGTCGCAAATTGGAATTATGGATGAAGGAGGTGATTGGTGGTGTGATAAATATAGTGGTTTACCTATTTGCAAAGTAGATTTTGATATAGAAGAAGGTTATGAAGCTAGTGGTTTCAAGACATCTTCAAGAGGTATTATGGAGGCGGATGCAGGAAGTAAAATTATATCCTCTACTGCTGAAAAATTGGTTCAATATACTACACCAGAAACAAAAATGATAAACAATATTATAAATGCATTATCAATTGCAATGGGTATTAATATTGAAATACAAAAAGAGTTTATAATAAATGCGGTATTAGATTCTATTCATAATACTCTTGAACCTGAAAGTGATTATAAAGTAAAAGTAAGAGAGATGGCAGAAAAAGGAAAGAAGGTACCTGCCTATAAAGATTTCTATAATACAGCATTATTGTATTATACATTAGGTACATTTCTAATTGCAATACAAACTGCAGTACCTTCTATTAGAACAAGGAAAACTCATCCAGGTTGTGTGCGTTCATTTTCCGGTTTTCCTTTTGAAGGAACAGGCGATTATAGCAGTATTGAATATTTAGGATGTATTGCATATGACATAAGAGGAGCAGGTGAACCTTGGAATGTATTAAAGAATAAAAAAGTAGACGCTATTGTAGCAAAAATTAAGATGGTCATTAATGATGTTTTGCTAGCTATACCAGATGTGAAAAGAAAAATGGAAGAAAAAACTGCTTACTTATTAACAAGTACTGCTGATTCCATTCCTGAAGAACATAATATAGCAAATTGGTCGCAATTTTTGCCTCCTCTAGTGAATTTCAAAATAAAACATTTAGTAAATATTTCAGAAGAATTTAAAAAGTCACTCATTAATGAATTAAGGAATGGGTCAATAAATCAACGAGATAAGATACTTGTTATTGATTCGAAAATGATTCAATTCTCTCTTGCTTTAATAGAAAGGATCCAAGAATCAGTAAAGAAACATCAACTACTTCTGAAATCTTCTAATTCTGAGCCATATCTAGAAAATGCTTGCTGTGAAAGTAACCAAGGCGAATCAACAATTGCATATTTTTCTAGCAAAGATTCAAGAATTACTGAATATAATCAAATCGTTACTCAATTATCGAATATGATGGAGGATATTATTAGTTATTCAAAAAGTGGGTTGTTTTTAAGTATAGTAAACACAAAAAATGTGTATCCATCTATCAGTACAGAATTCAATGAAAAAACAATTTATTTAGCATTTATTTATTTCTGTAAATTCAAATCTCTTATACCTATTCCAGAAGATTTATTACCATTATGTACAGACAAACCTAGTATTGGTTTAATTGATCCAAGTGATGGTGTCGAGCGTATTATTCAAAAATTAAAGGAAGATGGACGTAACTATAAAAACGATCAATTTTTGAGATTGCTTCAGATTATTGGTAGACATAATATTATTGATATATCTTTATCAAAACCTGAAGTTTCTTCTATCACTAAACTTGTTAAATTAATAGAGGCAATTGATGACGAAAATGATGAAGTTGTTGAAAAATCTATGCGAAGTCTTATATTGAAAGCATTAGATACATATGACTTAGCTACAACAGAATATACAAAAGAAGTAAAGGATTTGAATAACTTTTTAATACGAAATATTGAAGAAATGAAAGAAGAAATAATTGACTTTGTTCAGAAAAATTCTGGTTCAAATGTTTCAAATAGTTCAGTTAAAAAAATGGTAAAAACTATCCAAAACTTATCTAGTTGGTCTACAGATTCATCTGAAAGAAATAAATTTACAAAGATTTCAAATGATGCATTATATCAAGCCACAAACTTTTATAAAAATTTTATTTATAACTTTGTCAATATATTTCCGAATATTATTTTAAACAAAGTAAATTATGACAATGTTCATATTCCAAATTATTATAAATTTTCTGGAAACCATGCAAATAAGCTTGAAAAATATATTAGTGGATATTTTGAAAAACTGAAATCATTTTATGGAATTTCAACACTTTCTTCTATTCTTGGTAAAATACAAAATACTTCAAAAAATTTACTACTTATTTCAAATGCAACACCATGTTTTACAAGCATACAAAGTGGAGAAGAAACTATTAAACCTGTATTTGACGAGAGAACTAGTAGATTTTTATTTGAGTATTACTTGTTGCGTGTTTTTATAAACTATATTGAATTATCTGATGAAGATGATATGATAGTTACTTCAGTAGTACAAGAAATGGAAGTAAGTGATATATTTTCAGTTGAGCATTTAGAAGAAACAGAAACACGTGTAGACTTGGCAATGTCTTCTTCGCGTCAAATGCAAACCACATTAGTAAGTGGTAATAAAAAAGAATTGAGACAAAAGGTAGCAGAGCTTTTTATTTGTTTTGTAAATATCATGAGCAATGAAAAGGAAACTATTGATACTAGTTATGAAGACATACTTGATCGTGTGTTTAAATTGAGAGAAAAGGAAAAAGATTTGGTTACAGATAGATTGAAACGAATGACTGATGAAGAAAGAAATGCAGATACTATTTTAAAGATCAACAAGTTGGGAATGTATAGCAAAGGAATGCAAAAAGGTCTTACTACATTAGACAAGGATTTCTATGATGAAGAACGTAATTTCAGAGATGAAATGACAAAAGCAGAGAGAAATATTAGAAAGAAAAATATTGATGCAAATGATGAAAATATTGATATATTATTAGAAGATTATAGAGAACAACAAGAAGTAGATAGAGCTATAGATGATGAGGTTTATGATATGAGCTATATGGGTGAATCTTATTTTGATGGTAATACAGATGGTGTAGGTGCACCAGAAGAAGAAAATGAAGATTACGAAGATGAATATTAGAAGATGAATATTTTAGAATAATTAATTGTTTATAATTATAAAATTATAAAAAATTGTTTATATAAATATATAAGATGACCAAAAACTATATTAGAGAAAATCCAACACTATTAGCAATTGTAATATTTATTATTATTTATGGATCTATACAAATAATCAAACCATCATGTTTTTATAATAAAGATGGTAGTATTCGTGAATTTGGTATAGGATATAGAAACAAAACAATTTTACCTATTTGGTTGTTGTCTCTTGTTTTAGGAATTTTATGTTATTTAGCAGTAGTATATTATTTGAATTATCATAATAAGTTTGTTTTATAGTGATTTGGTTTTATAGTGATTTGGTTTTATAGTGTATATGTTGTATTTTTTGCTAAATCAGCAGTTGTTTTAGCTTTAGTTTCAGATTCTTTAAATTTTTCATAATTTATTTCCATAGTTTTAACATTATTTTTACAACCTTTAGTAGAAATATTCAATTGAACAATGGATGTTACAAGCAATCCGGTGTAAATATACCACATTGCTTCTCCAATATTATCTCTTGTTACAACTAAATTAAATAGCTCATTTCTTTTTTCTATTGTTTCAGAAGAAACTTGATGTTGATATTCTGATTTCATTAAAGGAGTTATCATTTTCCAAAATTTGTCAAAATTATGTGGTGTAATTTGATTAATCAAGATTCCACTATTACCGCAAATTTTAATGATAGCATCTGCAGTTGTTTGCATGTCTTTTTTTGCTTGTGGATTTAGCTTATTATCCGCATCTATTTTTGGTTGAATGTCTTGAGATATTAATAATTCGGTAATTAATTTGTTTGCAGAACTCGATACCCAGTAATAACCTATTACATCCGAAAATGCACTTTTAAAACCAGGAAATATTGTCAAAAACACCAATAGTATACCAAAAATTAATGTCCATGGAATAATTGTTATTAATCCAGCATTCCCTATATTATCTGTAGCATTACCTCCACATTTTTCACTTATAATATTCATATTTACCATACATTGTATTATCATAACAACAAGTAAATAAATAGCTAAAAAAGCATAAGTATTGGATACATGCACTTTGTATTCTTCAGGACTAGTTAATTTTTCATATGTCAAAGCTGGTTTAAATAAAAGGTAATACAAATATGTTGTTAATAAAAATGCTATAATATTTGTATAAGGATTAGGCGTATATGTTGATTTAGAATTATCCATATAGATAATATGTATAAATTAATTTATAATTTTAACAATAATTACTATGAATTATGATGATTTTTCTAAACCGAAACTTACAGAGCCAGGTGTAAAATATTTTTTACATCAAACTCTTAAGCATTGTCATATTGCACGAGATAATTTTCATAATATGGTATTTAATATTGGACTATTTATTGCATTTTTAATAATTGTAGGTCTTATTTTATTATATAAGTACAAAGGAAAACTAACTCCTATTGAAGTAGAACAAAAAAATAAAGAGAAACAACAATATATTTTATCAAAGATTAAAAATTTTCAACAAGCAAAGCGTACAGCACAACAAGAAATAATTACAGGGTTACCTAACTGGGATAATGAATATGATATTTTATATTCTAAACCATCTTACTAATTATTAGTAATTTACAAATAAATAAATTTATTTACTCATAATATAATAATGGCTGCTTTGCTTGATATAAAAGAAGCATTGAATGAATATTTTAAACTTAAAAATAAATATGAAACACAGATACTTACAAATAAAAAAAAAATAATGAATAAGAATTTTCTAAGCAATAGAGAGAAAAAGACAGAATACAATAAACTTAAGCCGAAATGTATTAATTGTAAAAGACCAGGAGGAACTATTTTTTCAAATATTTATGTAGCTGGAACTGACACTGAAGAATCTTATAGAGAACTTCGTGCATCGTGTGGAATTATTTCTGATCCATGTAATTTAAATATTATTATTCAACTGACAAAAGTAGAATTAATGCCTGCGCTTTTAAAAAGTATGGAAAATGATATTAAAGAATTTAAAAATGAAATTATTGATCATAAAAATAAGTTATTGTTTGGATACTTAAATACCGAAGATGCTCTTGAAAGATTTGAAAATGTTAAAGAATATATCAGTAATATTACATCTTTGTATGAGCAATACTTAGAGAGTTATCATAAAATTGTAGATAATGACGAGAAAAAACAAGAATTAAATGAAACTATTACCAACTCATATATAGAAATTCAAAAAATAAAAGATTGTATCACAAAAATGAATGAAACTAATAATGTACAATATGCACGCGATGCTGTAAATATTTATACTACAACATTAATGCCTTTATTGTATAAGACTCGTGAATTGAAATATAATGAAACATTTGTCTGGCATAATGATTATACAAATACATGTAATTTAATACAAAACAAGTATAGTATCGACAATTTATCTTTTTTCAGTTCGAATGACAAAGTACTTGCATTTGATATTGGATTATCGGCTGTATTCAATAAAAACAAATTAGTTATTGAGTCAGAATCAGAGTCAGAGTCAGCTTTTGAGCCATTAGCATCTGTTATAGAACCTATGCAAATTCCTGAACCTGTATATGGTGATGGTATAGATGGTATTAAATGGAATGTACCAAAATATGATAATTTATGGGCTAACTTACCAAGTGGTCTTAGAACAGCATTAGTTACAGATCGTGAATGGTTGAAGGAATTCATGTCTAATTGTGTTGCCTCTAGAGCTTCTGGACAAGCTTGTAAGTTTACAGGACCAAAAAATTTAATCTTGCCTCCTGAAATTGGTCCAGATGGTAAATACGACTTTGGTGTAAACGTATATAATCAAGCATTTGAGACCTTACCTGATAATGTAAAGGCAACTTATTTAACATTTTACAATGAAAAAAATGGTGTAGCAAATTATAACATGTTGGCAAATTCAATGGATGATCTTGTTGCAAATTTTGTTAAATTTAAAAAAGGTTATTTTTAGGTTAGAGTAAAATATATATATTTTTATAAAATATAAGTAAATATATATATTATGCTATTTGATTACATTTCTCTTCCTGCATTTTTAATTAGTTTTGCGGTTGGACTTTTTTTTGTATATGTTTTAGGACCTGAAATGAAAACAATTTATATTTATCCTACTCCAGAGAATGTTGATAAAATTTTATTTAAAGATAAGGCTGAAAATTGTTTTCAATTTGTAGAAGAAATAGTCGAATGTCCTAAGGATAAAAGTAAAATTTCAGCTATTCCTATTCAAGCATAAATGTATTGAAGTAAATGGAAAAATGATTCTTTATTATTTATAAAAAAAAACTATTGTAGTAATATAATGGCAATCAATTTTGGAAAATTTGTTCATACTGAAACCGGTAAAATTTTGATGTCAATTTTATTGGGTTTTGGATTAGCTTCACTTTTTAGACAAATATGTAAAGGCAAAGATTGTTTAATTTTTCATGCGCCTTCTTTAGATGATTTTAAAGATAAAATATATATGAATAATTCTGGAAAGTGTGTGAAATATAATCCTGTAGCAACAAAATGTAACACAAAATCAAAAATAATAAATTTTGATTAGTGTTTGCGTAATTTAGATAATTTTTATATTCATGCTTTATAATAATTATGAGCGAATCAACTAGCATTTTAGATTTACCAACTGATCCTCTTGGTGGTGGTAATATAAGTAATGGTATATCTTTAGTTGCTACCGAAAATGGTCAACAATCTTCTATACAACAACCACCTGGATTATCTTTAGATCAAACTACTATTAATCAAATTGTAAATGGTCTTCAACAAGCAAGTGCAAATGGTGGAACACAATTACCATCGAGAGATATACCCATGACAACTAGTAGTCATAGTAATGATCCAGAAGTGCGTCCTAATTATGTACCTCCTCCTCCTCAAGGTCCTGACTCAGATTATATTCAAAATTATGAACAAACTTCTGATATGTTAAATAATCATAATAGAAATTTACAAAATAATAACTCATTGGATGATATATATAATGAGATTCAGATACCTTTGTTACTAGCAGTTTTATACTTTTTATTTCAATTACCTTTTTTCCGTAATTTATTGTTTACAAATATTCCTTTTTTATTCTCAACTGATGGAAATCTAAATATAAATGGTTTTTTATTTACTAGTTTACTTTTTGGTTTAATATTTTATGTTATTAACAAGTTATCTTGGTATTTTAATGCATTTTAGATATAGATAAAGTGAGAATTATTTATTCAATATATATTGAACATATTTAAATATATATTGAGTTACTAAGATAATGATAGATTTTATGCAATCATTATCTTCTAATTATAATGACATAACTAAGATGATAATGTTTAATTTTTTGAAAACTGGAAACCCTTTATATGATGCAGTTATTTCTACATTTGCTGTTAGTTTATTTGGATTTGTATTAAATTATCTATACGAATATGGTTTACAAAATGTTTTTAATCATTTGTCATTTGACCATATAAAAAGTTGTTTTTATAGAAAAAATATGATTGTTATTGAAGGTAAAAAAAGTTCAGTTACTTCTATTTATACATCTATACCTAGTGTTTCTTCAATATATAGTAATCGTTTTAAGGCTATTTGGGATCATATTATATCTACTATCGATAAAAACAACACTATATATACAATAAAAGAGTCGCATAGTAACTTTCAGTCATCTGAAAATGATAAAAGAAAGAATCTAGATATTTTTATGGTACATCAAAGAAGACAATTTAATTTAGATAGAGATATTTTTGTAAAAACTGAAACTGAACAAGACGACAACCGAAACGATAAAGAAAAAATAAAAACAAATATAGACAAAATTACAATTTACATATATTCTTACATTTATTCTGTAAGTTATTTAAAAAATTACATTGATAATATAACTGAAAAATATTTAGCATCTATTAAAGATAACAGAGCAAATAAAAAATTTGTTTATTTTTTGAATAAGGTAAATCATAATGAAGAAGAATCTAAACTCGATTGTTGGTCTGAACATACATTTAATAGTGCTCGCACATTTTATAATATGTTTTTTGATGGAAAAAAGGAAGTATTGTCGAAAATTGATTTCTTCTTACATAATCGTGAGTGGTATTATGAAAAAGGTATTCCTTATTCGCTTGGTATTGGACTATATGGACCCCCGGGAACTGGCAAAACATCATTTATCAAAGCTCTAGCAAATTATACAGATCGTAATATTATTATGATATCTCTCAAATTAATTAAAACGAAATCACAACTAGAAAATTTCTTTTTTGAAAATAGATATAATGAAAATAATGAGAGTAATAGTATTGCATTTGATAAAAAAATCATAGTATTTGAGGATATTGATTGTATAGGTGATATTGTATTAGATCGTAGCAAAAATAAATTTATCAATACTAAAACGAATACACACAAAAATAAAATGGAAAATGCTAACGTTAGTGATGTTATTAAAAGTATTTGTCATATAAATGAATCTGGAAGTGTATTGTCTCACGATCAACCAATTACATTAGATGATATTCTTAATTTATGGGATGGTATTAGAGAAACTCCTGGAAGAATTTTAATTATTTCTTCTAATCATTATGATAAATTAGATCCAGCTTTAATACGTCCAGGTAGAATTGATATTACACATGAATTAAGAAATGCATCTCAAAATATAATTTCTGAAATATATTTTCATTTTTTTCGTAAAGAGTTGAACAAACAAAAACTTGCGAAAATAAAGGAATATTTATATTCACCTGCAGAATTGATAAATCTATATGTTGCAACAGGTAGAAATGAAGACAAATTTATTAAAAGATTATTAGAAAATAAAAAGTTTTAGTTTGTTCGTAATTATTAAAAAATAATAATTATATTCTTTTTTAATGGATATAGATCATATTTATAAAATAATTGATAAATTAATAGAAGATTTACCTGATGAAATAAAGGATGTAAAAAAACCAGTCATTATTGATTTAGTATTAGATGGTGGTGTTTTTAATGGAAGTTATCTTATTGGTGCACTTTATTTTTTAAAAGAAATGGAGAAACGTAATTTTGTAAAAATTAAAAGGATTTCAGGTTGTAGTATTGGTTCTTTAATTGGATTTTTATATATTATTGATAGATTAGATTTAGTAATTAATTTGTATCACATTATTGTTTGTCATTTTAAAGAAAATTATAATTTTAAAATTTACAAAGATTTGAAAAGAATGTTAGATGGATCAATCCCTATTGATATATGTAGTAAGGTAAATAATAGATTATTTATTAAATATAATAATATTCAAAAAGGAATACAAAAAGTTAAATGTGTATATAAAAATGAAGATGATATTATTAATACAATTATTCGTTCGAGTTTTTTCCCTTATTTGATTGATGGTAATATCGCACATAAAGATAAATATTTGGATGGATTTAACCCATATTTTTTTAAACCACGTTTTAATAGAAAAATACTTTTTTTAGATCTTTCTGGGTTAAATAAAATAACTTATATGTTTAATGTTAAAAATGAGAAAACAAATTTTTATCGTATTATGTCAGGAATTCTCGACATATATATTTTTTTTACTAAACAATCAGAAACATTTATGTGTAGTTATGTAGATGAATGGAATTATTTAAATAAAATACGTTTTTACATAAGATTATTTTTGGAAAAAATCATATGTTGTGTATCTTATTTTGTAGTTTTAATTAAAAAATATATAGATATTCATCTAATAAATAATATAAGTTATAAATTCTTATCAAATATATTGTATGAAATTTTGATCATAATAATTAAAAAATATTGTTTATAAATGATTCGTCAAATTTAAGGAGTATTTATATTTATTTTATTTATATGGATTCTGTTGATATTACTGATTTAACTTTTTCGTTAGGTAATATACCTTATACAAATGATATACTAACTAGTACAAGTGATATAATATCCAGTACAAGTGATATAATATCTGAAACTATTTCTGAATTTGCACCAGAATTTGCACCAGAATTTGTACCTGAATTTGTGCCTGAATTTGCACCTGAATTTGTACCAGAATTAGTTGCTATAGATCAAGATAATTCAATGTTTATTTATTTTAGTATAGGGTTTATCATTATTCTTATTGGTATCTTTATATACAAATATTATAGTAATAAAAATAAACAAGTTAGATTTCAAGACGATTCAAATATTTGTTACGATGATTCATCATTTTGTAGAAGATCTGAATTCTAGGCATAAATATTAAATAATTTTGATTTTTTAGATTTTGTTTTATTTGCTTTTTTAACTTTATTTGCTTTTTTTTTATTTGTTTTTGTTTTTGTTTTATTTGCTTTATTTGTTGATACTTTATTTGTTGATGTTGTTTTATTTGCTTTTGTTTTATTTGTTGTTGACGACTTATCATCTGGTTTATAATTAAAAAACCATTTCTGAAATTCTTGATCATCTCCCTTTTCTTTTAATTCCTTATATTTTTCAGATTTATGAGCACGTATTTCTTCTATTGATTCTTGGTGACCATAACACGTTATACTAAAACGTCTTAATAAACCTTTTTGTTGTAATCTATTTCTTTGTTGAATATCGTATAAAAACTTGGAAATGCATAGAATTCTCTCTAAGAACTCATTATAATAAGGTTTATCGGCATATAAAAATGCCAAATAGAAACTCAACATTGTATCAATTGTAGCAACTTTTACTTTCTGTCCCTTTATATTTATTGTATTATAGCTATGACATCCAATAGGTTTATATATAAATGCTATTGTATCATTACCTATTTGGACTTCATAATGCATTGGAACTATTTCACCTACTGGGTCTCTTTTAATTATTTTAGTGTTTGTAACTCCTATATCTTTTAGTCTTTCTTTTATTATTTGTGCAGTTGTCTCTGGGTCATTTGATAAAACATCAAAATCTGCCACTTTTTCCATTTTATGACGCATTTTTGCAGGCATATATTGAGAATACAATGAAATCGCATAACCTCCAAAAAATACAACACCTTGATTTACAAATGTATTTCTTACATTTTCATAAATTTGGTCTTCATTATCTCTATGTTCCATTTCTCTCTGAAAGTCTACTTTTTCACAATCAATAGATGTTAAAGGATAATTTTTATTTAATAATGTGAGACGTTTTAACACTTTTTCCCAACGACTAATATCACCAGCAGGTCTCGATAATTCTAAAAACATTCCCATACGTAAAAAATTGGGAGGTGCATATAATATACCATTTACACGAATAGCATCCTTTTTCATAGAATTATAAATCGGTTTTGCAATATCTGTAATATCTGCTACAGGAATATAATTCACAAATACCTTATATGTTCCTTTATGAACACCTGATTTTGCTTCTACATCTGTAAAACCATTCTTATAATAAATATCTGCCAACTCTTTTGCATCTTCTAATGCATGAATTGTGAAAAAATCGTAGTCAGGTATTTCAGCCTCTTTGTTGTAAAATTGATCATCTGATGGCAAAATATTATTAATAGCGGTACCACCATAACAAATGAGGTTTTTTTTCTTAATAAAATCTTCAACGATTTTAATAATGTTCCTTATATCTTCTGAATTTACAACACGTTTTCCCATTTTTTCTTCAGCTTTATCTACTGCCATGCGCAATATTGTCAATTCACAATCTTCAAATGTCAAACCTTTACATACATTTTTATTTTTCATGGATTCCCTATATAGTAAGTATATATTTTTACAATAAAATAAAAATTGATTTTATTTTATTATATTTTATTTATTAAATTAAAAAAATGAATATTAGTTCTAGTTCTCAAAGTTTACATTCAGATATTTTATTTGAATTAGATAGTCTTCAATCAGGAAGTACAAAAAGAAGATTAATGAATGAGTTAGTTAAATTTAAAAATATGAATGCATATATTTATGCAGAACATAAAAGGAATTTTAATGAATCTGTTGTTACTATTACTATTGCGTTAGAAGGTGAAACCAATATATATCATTTTGATATTACACCAGGTTATCCATTCAGTCCACCAAAAAATTTTCGTATTAATTATATTGATTATAAAAAATATTTATATGTAAATTCACCAAAAACTCTTCAGGAACTAAAATTATATAAAGATCTTAATTGTTTATGTTGTCATACAATATTATGTTGTAATATTTGGAGTCCAGCATTACAATTGAAACATTTTATTAATGAATTTAAAAAAATAAGGGAATATAGAAGATATATTATTAACCGATTACTTGCTCAAAAAATAATCAATAAATATTTGATTTCAGATATAAATTTATTTCATTGGTTATAGATTGTTCGTTGGTTCTAGATTGTTCGTTGTAAAATATTGTTCATTGGTTCTAGATATTCATTGTAAAATATTGATTTCCAAATGTACGTGTATCATAAGAATAATTAGGGTTTTGAGGAATAGGATCTGGTATAATAAGAGGTGTATATCTCAACTCTGGTGGTTTTAATACAAAAGCGGAACTACCACGATTAAAAAAATGGTCATTTTCTAATAAATAGTCATCTACATATTGGTATCGCATTGCAACCATTTGGCAGCCATAAACTCTACATAACATACTGCTTGGGTTCGGTGGGTTTATTCCTTTATCTGGAAAAACTATAGTCATATCTGATTTATTAAACTCTGTAAGTTCATTTATATCTGGATTATTTTTTACATTATAATAATTGTAACCTCTCATAAATACAGAATTACTTGTCATATTTACATATTCTAAAAAATCTTCATTCTCCAAAAATGCATTGTTTGTTCTATCAACAATTAAAATTATTTTACCCATAAAAGATAATAATGGTTCAACTCCCAAATTACGTCCAGTGTTTTCAAAACTATAATTATATCCAAGCATTTTATCATAATTGCTAAATATTTTTGCCAAATTAGAATACATTTTTTGATTTGTACTTTGTATTCTTAAATGAATAATAATTGGATCTGTTGAATTAGGACATGTACCTTCAGCAAATGCATATGAATTTATAACTTCCATTACAGCTTTAAATGGTACTGAATTAAATGTTTCTTTAACAAAATAACTATCTTGAGTACTCGTAGCTACCACTGGTTCATTATCTATAGAATATATTTCAAAATCTAAACATCTAACACCTTGTTTAATAATTGCTTTTAAAACACAACTATCAACGTAACCATTTTTATAATCTCCGCCAGAACATGCATTATATGCCGATTTTATATAGTAATCAACTAAATTTCCAGAAAAGTCTGTGTTATTTTTTGATATAGGTACTATAAAACCATTCACATCTGAATATATTTTATTCATATAGTCACATTGTCTTTTCGGTAAGGCATATAGATATGATAAATATACCAAGTACATAATAATTATAATAACTATTATCATGAAAAGCAAATATGTCTGAAAAGTTTCATCTAAATTCTCGATTTGATTCTTAATTTCATCATACATATTTGATATATTACCAGTAATTTTTTCAGCCACTGAAGATGGTTGTGTTGACATAATCTAATATATTATATTATTTTAAAAATTAGATGAAATATATCAACTTCAAAAACAAATATTACTTATACAATAATTTTTTGAGATTTACAAGGTGTCTTGTTATTTATTTATTTAAAATATTTATATATCTTGAATAAATTATATTATTTATTCAAGTAAAGAGTTAAGAAAAATACAAAATTATTAGAAAAATTATTAGAAATAATGAAATTATATATTAAAAAGTTTATATAGTATATACTTAGTATGGCTGGTGGGCTTCTTAATCTTATTTCAATAGGACAACAGAATATTATTCTAAATTCAAATCCTCAAAAGACTTTTTGGAAAACAACTTATAAAAAATATACAAATTTTGGTAAGCAAAATTTTAGGTTAGACTACACAGGAACACCAACACTTAATTTGACAACAGAATCTACATTTAATTTTTCTGTAAAAAGATATAGTGACTTGCTAATGGACTGCTATATTTCTGTTCAATTACCGAGTATTTGGAGTCCTATTATGCCACCTCAGGCTATAACAAATCCTGATGGGTCTATTACTTACACTGACTGGACACCATATGAATTCAAATGGATTGATAATATTGGTGCACAAATTATTAGCCGTGTTTCTATTACTTGTGGTAACCAATTATTACAACAATATTCTGGACAATATATATTGGCATCAGCACAGAGAGATTTTAGTTCACAAAAGTTGGATTTATTTAACAAAATGATTGGTAATGAAGTCGAACTAAATGATCCAGCTAATTATGATGGTCGCTCTGGAAACTATCCTAATGCATTTTATACAACTAGTCCAGCAGGTGCACAACCTTCTATTAATGGTCGTTTATTAAGTATTCCTTTGGGTGCATGGTTTAACCTTGTGACTTCTCAAGCATTTCCTTTAATAGCGCTACAATATAACGAATTACAAATAAGTGTTTCATTTAGACCTATTAATGAATGGTTTACTATCCGAGATGTAGTTGATCCTGCAAATAATTACCCTGAAGTTGCACCTAATTTTAATCAACTTTATATGCAATTGTATAGATTTTTGCAAACTCCACCTGATGAGGAATTAGGTCCTGTTTCTTATGTGGATACTAGAAGTCTATGGAATGCAGACATTAATTTGAACTGCACATATTGTTTTCTATCAAATGATGAAGCAGATGTCTTTGCTAAAAATGATCAAAGATATTTATTTAAGCAAATTTATGAGAAACCTTTTTATAATGTCACAGGACAAAATACGATAAACTTGGATTCTATGGGAATGGTCATTAGTTGGATGTTTTATTTACAGCGTAGTGATGCTAATTTACGTAATCAATGGTCAAATTATACTAACTGGCCTTTTAAAACAATGCCACAAGGTATAACAGCAGCGCCTGATACTGGTTCTTATCCTAATCCTGATCCAAGTGGTCCTGCAACCATTGGTCCTGGTACAAATGCTGATGGTACTCCAAGTAATTTATATATTACCGGTATATATAACCCGCAAAATATTCAATACATATTGGTCGCACTTGGTATATTAGTAGATGGACAATATAGAGAAAATGTTTTACCTGAAAATGTTTACAATTATGTTGAAAAATATGTGCGTACTGCCGGAAATGCACCAAATGGTCTATATTGTTATAATTTTTGTCTGAATACAAATCCATTTGAAATACAACCTTCAGGTGCAATGAATATGAGTAGATTTACAACTATACAATTTGAGGTGACAACTATCACTCCTCCTGTTGACCCATATGCACAAGTGTTGACAATTTGTGATCCAGCAACGGGAGATATTGTAGGTATTAATAAACCTACTTGGCGCATTTATGATTACAATTATAATTTATTTGTTATTGAAGAAAGAGTTAACCAAGTTATTTTTACAGGTGGAAATGCAGGGCTTCTGTATGCAAACTAATAATATTTTTGAATTTATAATATTTTTTTATGTTGATAAAATTCTTTAAGTAGTTTTGGCAATTTATAATATTAATTCTTCAAAATAATTTTGGGAAAGTATTTCGGATTTCAAAAAATGGACAAAAATAAATGTCCAAAAATGAAAACCTAAAAATAGTTTGCCAAAAACCAAAAATTTGTTACCATAAAAATTCTTATGATCTGATCCCCAAAAAAATAATGCAAAAATTGTTTGCATAATTTTTTTTCCAAAAGTATTTAAAAATATTTTCTTTACAATAGTTAAGCAATGTTAGCAATCGAAAAATCGCAAAAAAGTCGCAAAAAATACGAATGCAAAAGTTGTGACTATTTAACGTCTAATAAATACGACTATGAAAAACACATTATTACGATAAAACATATTAATAAGGAAAAATCAATAGAATCATGCGATTTGTCAATAATTTCAGAGAAAAAATCGCAAGAAAAAAAATTTACATGTGAAAATTGTAATAAAGAATACAAAGATAACTCTGGGTTATGGAGACACAAAAAAAAATGCAATACAGAAGAAAATTGTGATATAGAGACAGAAGATAACAAATCATATCAAGAAGTTCAAGAAATTATGAAATATCTCATGAAGGAGAATTTAGAAATTAAAAATATTATGCTAGAAGCATTTAAAAATGGGACACATAATACAACTAATAATAATTCTCATAACAAAACATTTAATTTAAATATATTTTTAAATGAAACTTGTAAAAATGCAATGAACATTACAGATTTTGTTGACTCACTCCAATTGCAGATCAGTGATTTAGAAAAGGTTGGTGAAGTTGGATATATTGAAGGTATTTCAAATATTATTATAAAGAAATTAAATGCATTAGATATTAGTGAAAGACCAATTCACTGCACTGACAAAAAAAGAGAAACTATGTATATCAGAGATGAAGATAAATGGGAAAAAGAAGATGATAAACATATGAAAATGCATAAAATGGTTAGAAAAGTGGCTAATAAAAATATAAACCTTATTTCAGATTTTCAAAAACTTCATCCTGATTGGAAGAAAAGTACTTCAAAATACTCTGACCAAATAAATAAAATCATTATTGAATCCATGGGTGGCAAAGGTGACAATGAGTATGAAAAAGAAGAGAAAATTATTAAAAGAGTTGCTAAGGAAGTTTTTGTTGATAAATGTCTTTAAGTACTTTTCCCAATTTATATTATTAATTCTTCAAAATAATTTTGGGCAAAGTATTTCGGATTTCAAAAAATGGACAAAAATAAATGTCCAAAAATGAAAACCTAAAAATAGTTTCCCAAAAACTGAAAATTTGTGACCATAAAAATTCTTATGGTCTGGTCACTAAAAAAATAATGCAAAATTTGTTTGCATAATTTTTTATTATTTTGTTAAAAAAAAGATTTAGGAGAATATTTTATTCTATAATATTAGAACATTTAGAATGAAAAACTCGC